AGCTCCGCGACGTCTACCACAAGCCCGTGTTCGTGGTATTCGAGGCCAAGTATCCCACGACCGGCGACGAGGAGGACGAGCCCGACATGATGGGCGGCGGGGATCTCACTGACTGGGCCCTCGAGATGGAGGCCAAGCGGAAGAAGGTCAAGAACTACGACATCCAGGTCGTCACCGCCTGGGGCCGTCTGGTCAAGCTGGACGGCTCGACCCAGATCACCAACCTCGCGGGCCTTGTGTGTGGCCTCTACGCAAAGGCAGCGGTGCAGGAGTCCATCGGCAAGACCAGGACGGAGGCGGGCTTCGGCATCCCGAAGACGAAGCTCCTCGAGCTGCTCCCCGCCGAGATGGACAACTCCATCATCGAGCTCCTGGATCTCGCGGGCTATCTGACGTTCCGGGAATACGACGGGCTCGACGACTTCTATGTCTACCATACGAAGATGATGAGCCCGGACGGGAGCGACTTCCGCTACGCCGAGGATGTCCGCGTCAAGAACAAGATCATCCGGGAGACCCGGAAGGAAGGGCTCCTCCTGCTGAACGATGACATCGACCTCGAGGACGTGCAGGGCGAGCTTGAGACCCGGGCGAAGTTCATGTTCGTCCCCTTGCAGCGGATGATCGACGCGAAGGAGATCAGCTCCGCCGAGATCACCGTCCCGGAAGGACAGGCGGAGACCATCCTCGAGGACGAGACTATGCGGGTCAAGATCCGCTATGTCTCCCGGGGCTATATCCGCGAGGTCGAGGTCGACCTCGGCAGGGCACAGCCCAGCGAATAAGGGAAGGAGGTTAAAGAGTTATGTCCCTTAAAGTAAACGGTCAGACCTATAGCTGGGGCGACGTTGACGTCAAGATCCCGGGCCTCGTCCTGGTCGTGCAGGAAATCAGCTACGACGACGAGCAGGACATGGAAGAAAGCTACGGCAAGGGCAACCGTCCCCGGGGCTATGGCAAGGGCAACTATAAAGCGTCCGGTAAAATGTCTATGCTCCGGGATGACTACGACGACGTCCTTGCCTATTGCAAGGCGAAGGGCGTCCCCTTCTATGGCCTCGAGTGGCCTTCCGTGGTCGTCTCCTACGCCAACGAAGGCGAGCGCACCCGCATCGACGAGCTGAAGAAGGTCGTCCCGATCAAGCGCAGCCACAAGGCAGCACAGGGCGACAAGTCCCTCACCGTCGACATCGACCTCATGATCGTCGGCGGCATTGTGGAGGACGGCGTCGAGCCCACGAAGTAAAAACCATCTCAAGATAATCGAGAATAGGAGGACACGAAACCATGGAAGAAATCAAGAAAGACACCGCGCAGAAGTCCCAGACGGAGGAGCTCAAGGAGAAATACGGCAAGGTCTACCGCGTCGGCGCGACGATCGAGGTCGATGACGAGACCGAGAAGAATGTCGAGTTCTTCTTCAAGCGCCCCTCCACGGCGAGCTATGACAGATATGTTAAGACCACCGCCCAGGGCGCGACGAAGGCGCTCAAGGTGTTCCTCTTTGACAACGTGGTCGAGGAGAGCCGGGCGTCTCTCGAGGCGAACCTTGAGGAGTTCCCGGCCCTGGCGCTCTCCATCGGTGAGAAGCTGCTCGGGATGCTGGGCCTCTCCAAACAGACAAATTTGAAGATGCTCTAAAAGAGCAGCTCTCGGAGGTGAGGGGGAACGTGGTGGAGTCCGGTCTCCTGGAAATCTACCGCTTCCTCCCTCCGGCTCTTTTAGAGGACTTCGACATTGAGGAGATCGGCCTCGACGAGTTCCTCCGGTACGTCGCGAAAGCGAGGTACATCCAGGAGCTCGAGGAGAGGATCGTCGCCCAGGCGATCGCGGACGTGTTCGCGTCGGATTAGCCGGGCGGCATCGGTCGCCTCTTTTAAGAGCACAAGGTCGCCTCCATCGTTTTGTTAGGAGGTGAAAGGCAAAGCATGAGCTTAGAGTCCGTGTTCCGGCTGTCCCTCATAATGAACATGATCGACAACCTCACCGGGCCTATGGCCGGAGTCACATCAAGCGTCAACGGCACCGTCTCAAAGCTGCAAAAGGCAAACGCAGCGCTCGGCAATATGGCAAAGACGGGGGCCGTCATGCAGGAGGTCGGCTCGCAGATCACGGGGGCGGTGCTGTCCCCGGTCGAGGCTACATTTGAAACCCGGAGAGCGATCGGCGAGCTCGCCTCCCTGGGCGTGAAGGATCTCGGCGTCGTGGAAGACGCCGCCCGGCAGTTCTCCGACCAATGGGCCGGAACGACGAAGGCCGACTTCATCGCGGCAGCCTACGACATCAAGAGCGGCATCGCGACGCTCTCGGACGAGGGCGTCGCGGAGTTCACCAGTCTCGCGGGCCTAACGGCAAAGGCCACAAAGTCGACGGTCGGCGAGATGACGTCATTGTTTGCCACGGGCTACGGCATCTATAAGAACTACTACGACGACATGAGCGACATCGAGTTCGGCGAGATGTTCTCGGCGGGTATCGCGAAGTCGGTGCAGCAGTTCAAGACGACGGGCTCGGAAATGGCCTCGAGCATCGAGAGCCTGGGCGCGTCGGCAACAAACGCGAACGTCCCCCTCGAGGAGCAGCTCACCATCCTCGGTATGCTGCAAGGCACCATGAGCGGCTCGGAGGCGGGCACGAAGTACGCGGCGTTCCTGGGCGCGGCAGCGAAGGGCGGCGACGCCCTGGGCTTGTCGTTCCTGGACGCCAACAACCAACTAAAGAGTATGCCGGAGATCCTCGACCAGCTCCGGGGCAAATACGGCGAGACCATCGACGCGATGGAGAAGCAGGAGATCGCCGAAGCCTTCGGAACGGACGAGGCCGTCGACCTCATCGACCTGCTCTACAACAAGTGCGGAGACCTGCAAGGGAACATCCTCACCATGTACGACGCCCTCGGCTCCGGCACCGGCGTCGCCACGGAGATGGCGAACGCAATCAACGAAACGGAGCCCGAACGGTTTGAACGGCTCACGCAGCGCATCCAGAACGTGAAGGAGTCGATCGGGAATAGCTTACTCCCGACAATCAACGATCTCATGTCGACCGGCGAGCAGGTGCTCACGAAGGTCGGCTCGTGGGTCGAGGAGAACCAGGAGCTCGTCCGGGTCATCATGCTCGTCGTCCTGGCGATCGGCGGCTTCCTCACCATAGCGGGCACGGTCATCGCCGTCGTCTCCGGCGTGGGCTTGATTATCACGAAGGTAATCTCCGGGTTCAAGCTCCTCAAGGCCGGGTTCCTATTAGCGAAGGGAGCGCTCACGCCGCTCATATCGAGCGTGTGGAGCTTTACAGCGGCACTCCTGGCGAACCCCGTCACCTGGATCGTGATCGGCATCGTGGCCCTCATCGCGGCCCTGGTGCTGCTCTACAACAAGTGCGAGTGGTTCCGAAACGCGGTCAACGCAATCATCGACTTTTTCAAGGAGAAGCTCGGCGCAGCTCTTGAGGTCGCGTCGGCGATCTTCTCCGGCATCGGCAACGTCATCGGCTCCGTCATGAACGCAGCGAAGGCGACGGTCTCCCAGAACCTCGACAACATGCGATCCGCATACGAGGCGCACGGCGGGGGAATCCGTGGTGCAGCAGCGGCAGCGGTCGAGGGCGTCAAGGGCATCTATACGGCGGGCTTTACCTTCCTGGATAATCTCACCGGCGGGCGGCTCTCGGCGATCCGTGACAAGTTTGTCGGCTTCGTGACGAACATAGCCTCGGGCGTGTCCGAACGGTTCACAGCCGTCAAGACGGCGTTCTCGAATGGAATCACCGCGATCAAGAACACGGTCACGGGAGCCGTGACGTGGTTCTTTGAGTCGGGCAAGCGCGTCGTCACCACATTCGCGAACGGTATCAAATCGGCGTTCACGGGCGCGGTCGACGCGGTAAAGGGCGGCTTGCAGCGCATCCGAAATATGCTCCCCTTCTCCGACGCGAAAGAAGGCCCTCTCTCGACGCTGACCCTCTCGGGACAACGCACGATGACAACCTACGCCCGCGGCCTCGAGCTGGCGCAGGATGCACCCGCCCAGGCAATCGAGAAGGGGCTCGACGGCGCGAAGGCAACCTTTGAACGCGAGCCCGTCCAGAAGGTCGACCTCACAAGCGGAGGCGGCAAGAAGGAAGGCTCCGAGAGCGGAGGCTCCGGCGAGGGCAGCTCCGGCAAGCAAGTCATCATTCAAAAGCTGCTCATTCCGGTCGACCTCAAGAAGATCAAAGACCTCGAGCAGCTCCTCGCGATGCTCAAGGAGGTCGAGGACTACGCCGAGGCCAACGGCAGCGAGGAACCCGCAGACGATCAGGACGCCGAACCGGCACCGGCATAACAAGGAGGGAGAGACGACAATGATTTACACCGAAGACCAGATCGTCAAGGTGAACGGGGTCGTCCTCCCTGGCCTTGTTAAGAGTATCGAGGTCAAGGAGTCGGCCCAGATCGACGAGCAAGAGGTCGAGGGCAGCGCCACAAAGCCCAAACAGGCGACGGGCTACGAGGACGCGAAGGTCAATATCGAACTCATTCTCGACGACACACCAACGCAAACGAAGTACCAGCGGCTCGAGACGCTTCGGGCGATCTTCCGAACGCCCGGCCAGTCAGTCCCGAAGCCGCTCTCTATTGTCAGCGAAGACACGGCAGCGCACGGCGTCGACAAGGTTCTATTCAAGGGGCTCACTCACAAAATGGAGAACAAGAAGGAGCAGCTCACCGTCTCCCTTGAGTTCTGGGAGTACGTCCCGCAGACCATACAGACGACGAGCAGCTCGTCGAGATCTTCGTCCGGCGGCGGCTCCTCTGGCGGGAGCTCCGGCGGAACCCAGCAGCAAACGACCTTGTCTTCTGACTATCAAAAATACTTGCAGACGAGCCGAGGGAAGTCCCCAGCCGTCGACGATGCAAGCACGGCGGCAGCTCTCGACAAGGTCTCACAGATGCCGTACTAACCCGAGAGGAGGAACAGGATGGAAACGCTCGAATTATTCTACCCTCAAATCGCGGCCCGCGCTGGCCCCTATACCTTCGACAAGGGCATAGAGATCGAGGTCTACTCCTCGAAGTCTTCTTATTTTGATTGGGCGAAGATCCGCTTCACGGAGCAGTTTCAACCGAAGATCTCACTCGCCCGGAAAGACCCGGCAGCGATTGAGCTCGGGTATAACAATGTCTTTGAGGAGGTCTTCACCGGCTACGTCTCCAAGCCGTACAACGGAGGAGGCTTCACCGACGAAGTGACTCTCAAGGACGAGATGCTTCTCCTCGAGGAGACGCAGATCAACAACACATTCCTCGACACAACTCCGCAGGAGATGATCGCCTACTTTCTCGGGAAGGCCGGGCTCTCGAAGATGAAGCTCTCCTCCAAGGGATACCCGGAACGGAAACGGCTTCCCATTCGGCAGATGAACGTCATCGAGGCGATCAATGCCGTACATGCAGCATGGAACATCAAACAGCCGTTTTTCTTCTCCGGGGGCGTGTTCTATTGGGGAGAGAAGCCGGAGCAGGACAAGACCTACATCTTCGAGTATGGCGTCAACATCATCGCCCTCACCAGGAGCGGCGGCTCGTGGGAGCTCGAGACGGTCTCGGCCCCCTTTGTCCGACACTCCCACAAAATCAGCGTGAAGCATCCTAAAGTGAGCGGAGAGTTCGAGGTCTCGAAGGTCGTCTCGTCTACAAGCGAGAACGGCTTCATCCGCACGAAGATTTATTTCTAAGAAAGGAGGGGCGGGAAATGCTTGAGCAGATGATGAGGGCGGTCGCGAGGAAGATCATCGCGCAGGAGTACCCCCACGCAAAGAGCCCCGCCGTGGTCTACGCCACCGTCAGCAAGGCGACGCAGCTCGGCGAGACGTTCGATCTCGAGGATCTTGTCATTCATAACGACGAGACCGGGAGCAGCTTCAAGGGCCACATAACGGCGCATTGGAACGAATACACCCTCACCGTCGTCGATCGCTGGGGGAACGAGGACGAGAGCTTCCCTCCTCTCCCTGGCGTCAGATCCAAAGGACAATATAAGGCCGGGGCCTTCGTGGCCGTTGCGATGGCATACGGGGACAGCCCGGCGATCATTGGGGAGGTGCAGCTATGACAGGGTTACACGACACCGACATCCGACTCAATGATGAATGGGCCCTCACGCAAGCGGCAGACGGAGACGCGCCCCTCTGTTCGGGGCTTGAATGTCTATATCAGAACATCATCCTCGAAGCGCTCACACAGCCCGGGGATCTCTTTTATGACGCTTCGTTCGGCTGGGGGCTATACGACTTCATTCAATCCGAAGACGACGATCTTGTGCGGCTTGAAATCGCGCAGCGGGCGCGGCTGGGCCTTCAAAAGCGGGAGGTCATCGTGCCCGAGAGCATAGAGATCGACGTCGGATTTTCGGACGACACCTTCCGGCTCCGCTGCTCCTTCCAGTTTGCGGACGAGGAGGAGCCCCGGGAGCTCAATGTCGTCATTAGTGCGGTCGGCGTGGAGGTGATAACAACATGATCGACAAAGCAATACTCGACGAAGTTCTCCCGGTTCCCGAGCTTGAAACGCTCAAAGAGGAGAAGATCGCCGAGCTGAAAGAAGAAGGCTTCACAATCACGAACTTCCATTCGGGCGGCGTCTTCTATACGCTGCTCTTGATAGTCCTCCGCATTAAGATCGAGTTCACGGAGTTACTACGGGCCATTCTGAACAATATGACCCTCACACACTCCACCGGCGCATGGCTCGACATTAAGGCGGCGGACTACGGGAAGAAGCGCAAGAAGGCCCAGAAGGCGCAGGGCCTCGTCACACTGTCCAGGACGAACGACCAGGGCGAGGCCGTGAAGATCGAGAAGGGCCACATCTTCAAGACGCAAAAGGACATCAACGGAGAGGAGCTTCGCTTCTTTGCCATAGAGGCGGCGGTTCTGCAAAAAGGGAGCCGGTCGGTGGATGTCCTGGTAGAAGCGGAGAAAGAGGGCTCTCGGTACAATGTGCCGGAAGGGCAGATCACCCGGAGCCTCACGTTCCTCAATGGGATCGACGGCATCTCAAACGGCGAGGACTGGATCGTCCGGGAAGGAAGCGACACCGAGGACGACGAGGGACTCCGAACGCGGGCGCTCCGATCCTGGTCGGAGCTCGCGGCCCGGTCTATTGAGGACACATTCATCAATGCAGCGGAGGCCGTCCAGGGCGTCCTATTTGCACAGGCTGACTGTGACCACCCGAGAGGGCAAGGGACGGTCGACGTGATTGTAACAGGGACGGCGGGAGAGGCGACGGAAGGGCTTCTCGACGAAGTTCGGGATGCCGTTGACAAGATTGCCGGGCCATACGATAATGTTCTTGTGAAGTCTTCTACAACGGTTTCCCAGGACATCGAGGTCACGGTCTCGACCTCTGACGTGTCGGAGGACGAGGACATCAAGAACAGGATCTCCGCGATCCTTGCCGAGCTGCTCGCCGTCCGAAAGGGCCGGAGGTTCAACGAGCTCCGGCGCTCCGACATCAACTTCGCAATCCGCAGCAACTACAGCGCCGCCACGAACGCGGAGATCATCACCCCCACCGAGGACGTGGTGCTCGAGAAGGACAAGGTCATCACTCTCGGCTCCGTCTCTGTGACAGTGAGAAGGGAGTGATCGGATGAAACGGTTCGACACCTTCGGCGCGTATATGTTCGACCTTCTCTTTGCCCCGTTGAAACGAGGGAAGCGGGCGGCGAATCAGTTCTTCATCTTCTTCAAGGTCATCGGGCGCATTTTCGACGGCATGAAGAAGGACGCCTTCCGGCTTCGGGATGAGCTCAATGTCGCGACCGCGAGCCCGGTCATGCTTCCAGTACACGGACAGGATCGGGACATGCCGAGGCTTGAGGGCGAGAGCATCGAAAACTATCGGGCCCGCCTATCCATGAAGGGGATCATCTCTGAATGGGGCGGAACAAAGAGCGGCATCCTCTATGCGTTGACCTCTCTCGGATACGAGCAGAGCACGATCGAGCCGTTCTCCTATCAAGACCCCGAGAGGTGGGCCGAGTTCATCGTATTCCTCAAGGGCTCGAAGCAAAGCGGCGTCAACAACCTCGCAGTCATTGACGCCGAGGTTCGGAAGGTCAAGGAAGGCAGCTCAAAACCTGCATACGGAGCGGAGTCCGGGGGAGGCATTGAGATTCACTCGAAGACCTTCTCCGGCTTCTCGAGGTATCCGCGTTGCGGGGAAATTGTTTGCGGAGTCTGGCCCCGGGTGGTCAGTGTCGGGCACCTTCTGGCGTCCGAAGTTCACGCGAGCAGCTCTCCGGGCTCCGGCGAGGTCGAGTTCCCGAAGGTGGGAACGATCGCGGCCTCCGAAAAGTTCTATCAACCGTGCGCCTTTGTTATGTATGAGGGCCTCTCCTCTAATGTGGAGGTGGGCTCGAAGGCAAGCACCGGCGCGAAGATCTACCCCGTTTGTTCTCCGGTGCTTCGCTGCTCCGGGGTGACATTTATGACGGAAGGAGGAGAAAACCATGCCGAAGACAATCACATCGGTCGGGATTGAGAAAATCGGGCGGCGCTTCGCCGACTCGATTGACCACGCGGCCTATACGCTGAACGGAGCGCCGAAGACGGTCGAGCCGTTCCGCAAGCTCGTCACGGCGGACACCGTGAAGATCTATATCTACTTCGACGACACCGTCACCGGAAACGTGGCGAACGTGCAGCTCGTAGACACGGACGGAGACATCGTCGCACAGTCCGACCGGGAGTTCGAGAAACCGCCGAGCAAGGGTCTTTATGTGGCCTTCAAATACACCATCATCGAAAAAGAAACGGAGGTACAGATCGAAAGTGAATAGCTATCAAAAAATCGGATGGCTCGACCACGTCGAAGATGTCGAGACGGGCGAGGTCATCCAGGAAGGAACGCCGGTTAGTCAGACGAACATGAACCACATGGACGACGGCATCTTTGCGAACCGCGAAGCCGTCATTCTCCACGAGGCCCAGATCGCCGACGCGCAGAAAGAGATCAAAGTGCTGAAAGACGCCACCCTCAACAACATGACGAACAACGTCTTTCTCATCAATTTTGACTCCGTGAACTCCGTCGCGATCACCTCCGGCATCTATGACCCCGTGGCGAGAAAGCTCTATGTATAGGGTCGCTTGCACCCTCAAAGAAACAAGCTGCATACTCGGGAACTTTTTCGGCGAGCTTTGCCCGGTATGTGAAAGGTGTCGAGAACTCTCGGACAACGAGCTCGTCCTTATGACCGCGAGCGGTCTCACTCTCGAAGGGAAGGACGTCCTTGTTATTGAGGGACACAGCTCCATCACAGGGGAGCCCGCAAAGGTAAAGCTCACCGACTACGGCTTCGAGTTCTTCGGGGACATCACCGAGATCGCCCGCATTAGAAATGCGAGGTGCTGCTATATTGGAACCGTCAATACTTCAAAAGAAGGCTGAAATCCTACTCGAACGGGATGTCTACCCCTTGCTCAAGAACTTCCCCCAGGCCGAAAAGTTTAGTTTGTCGCAGGAGATCAAGCAATCATGCTTCCGGCTGATCCGCGCGGCGGTCATGGCGAACAACCTCACCGTCGTCAAGAAGCGGCTCGAATGGCTGGACGAGGCGGACGCCGAGAAGACGCTCCTCCTCGTGCTGTTTGGAGTCGCCCGGACGCAGAAGTACATCACCGAGAAGAAAGTCCACGAGCTGCAAACGAAACTCAACGAGCTGGGGCGCATTATTGGAGGCTTGCAAAAGCACTTCATCAACAACCGATAAAAAAGTAAACCGCACCTACTTAGGGTTATCTCTGTATGGCGTCGAACCGTGCGAACCGTGGGTACAATTCGGCCCGCAACTGGAATTACAACTCGTCCGGCAATCGGAACACGAACATCGGTTTCCGCCCCGTCCTTGAAATTCTGAACACTGACCCTCTGATCTCTGACAGTGACCGCAATCTCGGAGATAAGAACCAGAACTTCACGATCGAGTACACGGTCGACGACGCCGACTCCGGCGACGTCCTCGCGGCGACGGAGTCGATTGATGGGCGAACGACGAAGTCGTTCGCCCCGACGCGAAATTTCAAAAACACGATCACAGTCAACGTCCGCGAACTGTCCCTCGGCCCCCACACGGTCAAGGTCATCGTAACGGACGGCCAGGGCGGCACCGCTACCCGGACATGGACATTCACCCGAGTCAATTCCGCCCCGACCATTTCCGGCTCGGACACCAACCTCGGAGACAAGAACGTCGGCTTCACCTACAACTACACCGTCGACGACGCGGACGGCGACGAAGTCACGGTCGTCGAAAAGCTGAACGACGAGGTTCTCCGCACCGTCAACAATGCCCCCAAGGGCGAGCAGCTCTCCGTCTCTATCACTTCGGAAAAGCTCTACGCCCTGGGCCTCAATACGGTCAACAATCTCGTCATCTCGGCCAGCGACGGCCAGGGCGGCACAACATACCGCCGCCTCACCTTCAAGCGGACGAACTCGGCCCCGGCTATCTCTGGACAGGACGAAGATCTCGGCCAGCAGACGGGCAGCTTCGCCGAGAAGTACACTGTCACCGACGTCGAGGGCGACAACGTGGTCGTCACCGAGTTCATCGACGACAAGCAGATCCGCAGCTATCAAGCGACGCTCGGCCAGGAGGAGACGATCGAGCTCTCCCGCGAGAATTGGCTCACCCTCACGAACGGGGCGCACCAGCTCCGCGTCGAGGCCGTGGACGGCAACTTCGCGACGAGCGTGAGGGTTTGGAACTTCTCCAAGAAGGAGACGGTCATCGCCTTCCAGTTCGCCAAGCCGGAGGAAACCGACGCCCGGGCGACGAAGATCCTCATCACTCCCACATGGCACATTGAAGGATCGGTCGCTAAGGTCGAGGCGTGTAACAATGCCTTCGACGACTCCCCGGCCTGGGAGGACATCACGGCACAGGTCGCGATCAATCGGGTCTACAACTTCCTCAACGAGTCCAAGACCGCCGAAAAGTGGGGCGTGAATGTCCGCTTCACTATCACGAAGAACGAGGGCTATGAGGAGGAGGTTTCGATCTCTGGGTTTGGAGGTGCTTACGAATGATGCAGTATTTGACACCCAAAACGTCCATCAAGGGCATAAACGAGGCGGCGTTGCGTAGCAGCTCCGCCCAGGCGGTCGCCGAGATCATGTTCGTCAAGATGGCCCAGGAGCAGCAGCTCGACGACACCACCGTCGCGGAGTTCCCCGAACTCTTTGTCCAGTGGGACGAGAATTGGAGGGGGAAGGCGGGCGACATTGTTCGGGATGAGGGGCAGCTCTACCGCTCCATCCATGACGTCACCGACGCCGGGCAGAACCGGAAGCCCTCGGAGAACCCTTCCATGTGGACACGGATCGGGAACCCCCTCGAGGAGTTCCCCGAGTGG